TTGACTGGATAAAAGGTTTAGTTGATTTACCTGAATATGCATATACAGTCGATAAGACAATAGATTTGTTTATTCCTGATTATGCGGTATATTCCGGTTTAGCTAATAATTTTGTTGCCAAGAAAGTAGAATCATTACATTTACCGGATTTAAGAGGTAAGAGCGTTATTGACTTAGGAGGTAATAGTGGAGAAATTGCTCGGGCTTGCTTATTAAAAGGTGCTAGTAAGGTTTTAGTCGTAGATATGAATTGGAGGCATCTGGAGAGGGCTAAAGGATTAAAAAGAAAATTATTTAACTTAAATTACATAGATCGGTTTAAAGAATCTGCCGATGTTGTTTTGTGCATTTCTACTTTGCACTATATTAAAGATAAGAGATCATTCTTAGCCAAATGCGCTCAAATTACTAAGGATTACTTTATTTTAGAATGTCCGATAGATGGTAAGACTAGAATAGATGGTATTACTACTCCTACTCTTAATGAAATTAGAAGTTTACTTAAAGAGTCATTTGTCAGGGTTAATGAAATTGGCCCATCTCTTGCTCCTGATGGATCTAATCGTCAAGTATTTCATGCCTTTATTTAATTATGATTACCGTTCTTGTTCCTACCCTTAATAGACCTGAAAGAGTTATTTCTTTATTGAATTCCCATCAACAACATTCTAAATATTCCCGTCTTTTTTTTGTAATATCGGATAAAGATACCTTAAAGGTAATAAAAGGATATGATCATCTATGGTTTGATGCCGAATATGTTGGCAAGATAAACAAGGCTTATAAGCAGATTAAGACTAAATATTGTATGCTAGGGGCAGATGATATTGAATTTTCTCCAGATTGGGATATCCGTTTAATGAAACATTTTAATAATCCTAAAATCAATGTTGTAGGGGGAATAGATGATTGGCCTATCTCCCAGAGTGGAGTCCATACTTCTCACCCGGTAGTACGCACAAGTTATTTTAATCTCCCTTTATATCAGGGATATATTCATTATATGGGAGATATTGAGTTAAATCAGCGAGCCTGGAAGGACAATAGTATTATTATTGATAAAAAAGTCTATATCCCGCATAAACACACAGTTAATAAAAAAGCTGCTAATGATACAACCTACCAGAGGAGTTCTAAAATTATTGACAAAGATAAGCAGTTATATCTAAGTCGCAGACATGAATTTGAGGTTTGGGACTTAAATAATCTCTATCTGGGAAAGGCTATTTTAAGTAAAAATGCTTCTTGAGGTAGAAGCTCTGAAACGGTTTAGAACGGCTTTTTATGACCTATGCCTACCCTTAGTACCTTTTTATACTAATAAAGCCTTTAAAATCCGTTTAGCGCTTTCATTAAATGGTTATTTGCACTATTTTTGAGCATACTGTATGCTTGAATAGGCAAAATAGGACAAAATGTATGGAAAATCTATCCAAAAGTGAATTAAAAAAGCTGGAATCTACCTTTAAGCAGATGAAAGCTAAAGCCAAAGAAGATCCGGTCTATTTTTTTGATACTTTTCTTTACACTTTTGATCCAAAAAATGAACCATTCAATTTGCGATTCAAGACTTTTCCATTTCAAAAGCGTCTAATTAGGGATTTAATTAAAACTATAAAGAATGGTGAAGATTTATTCATTGATAAATGTCGTGAAATGGGTGTCACTTATACAATTCTTGGAACTTTTATTTGGTTATGGTTATTTGAACCCGCTTCTAACTTTCTTATAGGCTCACGTAAAGAAGATTATGTAGACAACCGTAGGGGGGGTTTAACGGGCAATAAAGAGGAGTCTTTATTTGGGAAAATAGACTATATGATGCAAAGATTACCTACATTTATGTTACCCGATGGATATAATCCCGATAAACATTTTAATTATATGAGTTTGGTTAATATTGAGAATGGTAATGTGATTTCCGGTGAATCATCAAACCAGAATTTTTCCAGAGGTGGTAGACAACGGGCAATCTTTTTAGATGAATTTGCTTTTTGGGATAATTCTAATGCTGTTTGGGGAGCTACGGCTGATACAACTAATTGTAGAATAGTAGCTACTACACCGGGACAAAAACCATCGAAAGCTAAAAGACTCCGTTTTGGAAAAGATGGAGAAAAGATTAGAGTTATAACCTTAGATTATAAGTTAGATCCTCGTAAAAATACTAAGTGGTTAAATGAACAGCGTGAAAGAAGGTCTACCGAAGATTTTAATCGGGAGATAATGATTAATTGGGAAACCTCTATTACGGGACGGGTGTATCCTGAAATTGAAAATGCAGCGTATGGTAATTTTCCTTTTCTTCCTAATCAAACACTTTATTGTTCCGGTGACTATGGTTTAGATGGTACTTGTTTTCTTTTTTGGCAACAAAACCCGGCAAATGGTAAATGGAGATTAGTTAATTCATATACCAATGAAGGTCAGATAATTCAATTTTACTTTCCTCTTTTTAGTCAACCAATGGATTCTAAATTCCAATATACTGATGATGATATTAAAGCTGTTACCGAAATATCGGATTATCCCCCGGCTATTCATTTTGGAGATGTAGATATTAAGAAGAAATCTTTTATTAAATCTTCATCAACTATTCTTGAGATGCAAAAAATTAAGATATTTGTTCAATCTATGACCGGTGAAGCTAATAACTTTATAAATAGAAGGGATGTTACTAAAGTTTATTTAGCTAAAGGGATAGAGATTAATGCTAATCCTAGAAATGAATATGTATTAGAGGCATTTAAGAGTTATCGTTATCCTGCCAGGGATGAAGATTCTCAAGCTACTACTCCTATCATAAAACCCATTCACGATTGGACTTCTCATCCTTCGACGGCGATGGAATATTTCTTCATTAATATTAATATTTATTCCAATATTAATCAGCAGAAGCCAACTTGGGCAGACCAAACAAAGAAATGGCTGACATCAAGAGCTTCTTTAGCAACAAGGAGATAAATATGGGTATGCTTAGTGAACGTATTATCAAAGATACCGTAAGGAATATCCAATCAAAGATTGAATCTATGGCTATAACTATAGAAAATATGCAAAAGAATCAGGTAGAACAGAATAAGATTATTCGAGAAATGCGTGAAATGTTAAAAAGAAAAACTAAAGAAAAATAAATGGCAGTAAATGTTAGTGTAATCATCACATGTTTTGAGAAGGAGAAGTACCTTGATGAATGTATTAAATCGGTTATGGAACAGACTAAAATACCGGTTGAAATAGTTATTGTCCATGATGGTTGCAAAGAACCGGTTGCACATCAAAATGGAATTACTATTATTTATCCAGATAACAAAGGAGTAGTCTTTGCTAGATCAGAAGGGGTAAGGTTTTCTAAAGCACCATTGTTATTGTTTTTAGATGCTGATGATAAACTTTCACCAGATTATCTTGAAAAAATGGTTTTTTTAATGGATAAATATGATATCGCTTATCCTAATATATTATGGTGGTATGAACAAAAATGGGGAGAAAATAAATTGGGTGAAACTCCATATAAACTTACTCCTGATTTAATGATTACTCAATGTCATATACCCGTCACCTGTTTAATGAAACGGCATGTTTTCTTAGAATTAGATGGTTTTAGAAACTTTCCTATGTTTGAAGATTGGGATTTTTGGCTTAGAGCTATGGTTAAAAATTATAAGTTTGGAAAAGCAAATACTTTACTTTGGTATAGGCAATATCCATTTACCCGTAATAGACAAGATCGGGAATCTAAGAAGAAAATTCATCGTAAGATTTCTAACCAATTTGAGGTTAAAAGGAGAAAATTGTGGCTAAAAAAACAAAATACAACGAGTTAAATTTTATTCCAATATCAATCAATTTTTCTCAAATGAGTATATCTTCTGAAGAAGATCTTGAATTTGATATCGGAGATGATGGAAATGAATCAGAGGTTTTATATGACACTTTAGAATTAGAAATGAATATTATGGAAATACTCCATAATTTAGACAATCGGGAAAAGATTATATTTTTATATCAATTAATGCGGGAAAGTGGTTATAGGTTTGATTATACTTCATGTGCAAAGACACTTCATATTAGTCGTAAATGGTACATGATGATATTAAAACAGGTCAAATCAAAAGCAAAGTTTATTTTACAAGAGTATAAACGGCACAAAGAAACCACTTAAAGGTTATACTTATTGTATAAGGAGTTTGATTTTCTATGGCAAAAGATAAATTGGCCGGAATTGTGCGTAGACGTTACAATAAAATGAAGGAATTAACTCAAGAAGTTTTTGATAAGGTCGAGGTAAATAAAGCTCTTTATCGTAATGTTTTAAACATTGATGATACGTATGAGTGGGATTATTCATTGACTGATCCTCATGTATTTCCCATCATGCGTAATTATTTATCTAGGTCTAATCCTTCCCAAACTAAAATTCGCTTAGAAGCAAGGACTCCTGAAGATTATGAAAAACGGCAAGATAATCAAGATTTAGTTAATTGGGAATTAAATGAGATTCTTCTAACTTCAGTTTTCTATCAGACTTATTTCTCTGGATTTGCTTCCGGTAAAGGATATTTAAAAACAGGTTGGAAGATTAATAAAGCGATTGAAGTACAAGTTAAGGATGAAAAAGGAGATCTGATTCGTACTAAGGTAATGAGAAATGTCTTAAATAGGGCTGATGCTAAGTTTGTCAGATTTAATAATATTTTAATTCCCAACCGTAATATCCCTAATCTTGAAGATCAACCATATGTCGCTGAATTAACTCAAATGAGAATTGGAGATATGTTGGAAGAAAAT